CATGTAACCCTTGTTCTCGCACGCATCCGCGTTGTCCTTGATGAACTGTTCACGCTGGATTGGGTTGGCAATATCCTTGCCCATTGTCTTGTTGTTCATTGCTACTTTGTTTTATAGTGAAACACATTACAAGAAAACCTTGTTGTAAAGGTCGGCGAATTGCTTGCCGAATTGCGCGGCGCGCGCGTACGATTTGAAGCAAAGCCGAGAACCGATATACGCATCCGCATTCGTAGGCGCGTTAAACGTACCCGCGCACACGAACCCCGCAGCATCCTTGTCATACACGAACCAAGGAAACCACTTGTCTTGTTCCCAATCCGAGAAATCGGGTACAAATCCATCTTCCTTGTTCCATGCCTGTGCGATGGTGAACAACTTGTTTAAGGCAATCAACGCTTCAATGTGCTTGGGGTTGATGTCGGTCACAAGTCTTGCGACATCTTCAAGTTGGACAACGTTTCCGGAAAGAATCTTCTTTGCAACGGTAAAGTCCGCGTTCGGCTTGCCACCAAGGGCTTTTCTTGCGCTCTCAAAGTCCGTGATTACTTCGTTCACTTCCTTGCATTCAACTTCTTCAAGGGCGAAATCAAACGGCGACAAATAATCGTCATCGTCAACGTCCAAATCTTCGTTGTGGTCGCAAATGTAGTCCATCAAGGTTTCCCCGGCTTCTTTGCGTGATTCATGGATGGCTTGCATTTCGCTTTGCTCGCTTCCATCCGCGTTTTTGATAATGTACTTTTTCATTTTCTTTGTTGTTAAAATGGTGACTTGTTGAAATTGATAGTCATTCCCGAACGGGCAACGGTGACAATCTTGTGTGTCAATTCCGCGATTCCTTGCTGGAACTCAACGGCGTTTGAATTGCCATCGGAAAGGTGAATCAACACGATGTTGTGGACTTCTGAAAGGTCGTTCGCTTGCAATATCTCCTTGCACGTTTCAAAGCTGCAATGGCTTTTCATCGTTCTTGCCCGCAACTTTGCCGGAATCAACCCGGCTTCCACGTTGGCATCCAAGATGTCTTGGCGATAGTTGCACTCAATAAGAATGTTGTTCAAACCATCGAACGTGTATTGCAGATAATATGTGTCGGTCGCGAATAACACCGTGCCACATTCGGGATGTGCTATCAGATACCCGAAAGGCTGGGCGGCATCGTGTTCGGTGTCAAATGGCAAAACACCGAAATTTCCTATCTTGTGCAACACGTTTTCGGTCATTGCGTGTGCCAATGGATGCGATGCCAACCCAAGGGCGTTTCTTGTTCCGTCCGACATATAGCAAGGAATCATGGCATCAAGGCAACGTTTGACGTGCTTTGCATGGTCGCCGTGTTCGTGCGATATGATGCAAGCCTTGATTCGCGTGATGTCGAAATCAACCGCCTTTTGTACGTTCTTGAAGGCGATTCCACATTCAATCATCAACGCTTCCTTGCCGTTGTCAAGCAAGTAACAATTGCCCTTGCTGGATGAACCCAATATTTTCAATTTCATTTGCCTTTCGGATTAAGTGATTAAAACCCCGGATTTGAGGCGTTGTTTGCGTTTTCCGCTACTTTCGCATTGTTGGTGGGCGTTTCCTTTGCCGCGTTATTATCGTGGCTTATTTCGCCCGTTTCCGGCTTTTCGCTTCCTGTACCAAGTGAAATGCGTTTCTTGTTCGCATTTGCTTCCTTTTCGGCGGAAACTTCACTTGCGGTTACATCCTCATATTCGGTGTAAATGTCCTGTTGTTCCTCAACGGTACGCATACCCATCGAAAGTTCCGGCGCATAAGCGTTTGTCCACATGGACGCGGCGCGGTACATCAACATTTGCTTTGTCATCGTTTGCCACTTTGAACCGCTTTTTGTGTACCAACCCTCTTGAATCGCAAGCCGGATTGAAACCGGGGATGATTCCAAAATCCCGTCCGAACCACGCTTGGTTGTGTATGCAACACATTCGATTTCGTGGATGTTCTTTCCATCGAATTGTTTCTTTACGGGTTCTTTGCAACGCTTTTGTTGATTCCAAACATAATCGGTGTAATCAACCATTCCCAACGCGCCCTTGTCCGTGAAACGGAATTGCAATGGTTCAAAGCGACCGCACGAATTGACGGTTGCAATTAAGAACTTGGATGACCATGATGGGCGACCATAAATCACCGCCATGTTCTGCATAACCATCAACGGGCTTGCACCAATGCGCGTTGCCACCTCAACGGCAATCATGCAATTTGCAATTGCCTTGGTTTTGATTGCCGTGTTTTCAACCCTTATAGCCTTGATGGTTTCTTCATTTGCTCCGGGTGGGATAGGCTTCAAAGTCGCCTTGTAATTCTCCGGAACAAGGTCGGATGATGCGAAGAAACTGCAAACACGTTGCATGGTTTCAAATTGTACCGGGTCAAAGAAATTGAACGCCGGGGTTGTTGTGGCTGGCTGCATTACGGCCGCGCCACCATTCGGTTTTTGTAATTCGTTCATTGTATTGTTAATTTATTGTCGTTTGTCACGACAAGGTTTATAACTTGTGATTGAACCGGGATGATTTCGTTCACCGATTCGCGGTTGTCAATGAATATCGGCGCACATACACCATAGAACGCGCACAAGGCGTTGATGATGTCAAGTCCGGCATTCACTTGGCTTGCGGTGTTCGCGCTGCCATACGGAACGCCATTGCATAATGGGATGCACGTTTCAACCGGATTGCCATCCAAGGTGTAATCGAACAACCGGAAAGTCACGAAATGGAACTTGGCGTTGATGCGCTTTTCGCATTCCAAAACCTTTGTCTTGTTGAATTGTTCAACCGTGTATTCTTCGCGTTCGATGTCGGCGATTTGCTGGGCAACATCTTTGCCATGTGCTTCAAGGTCGGCAATCTCGTTGTTGCATCTTTCGATTGCGCCACGCTTGGCAAGACGGGTTGAAACATTGTTGCGCTTGGTCATCCATTCTTTCTTGGATGCTTGCAACGCGCTTGTGTCAACGCCCGTGTTGTCGGTTGTGATGGTCGCCTTGATGTCGGCAATCTGCTTTTGCAGTTCCACCCATTCCGGGATATTATCGGGGACAACTTCGGCGGTCGCCTTTTCCGGCAAGGTTTCAAGCGTTGCTTGTGCGGATTTTATACGTTCATCCAATCCGTTGTTTTCCTCGCGATACGCGTCAACGGACTTTTGCTTTTCGGCTGCATCCACTTCAAGTTGCGCAATCTTTTCGCCAAGGTGCTTTCCCTTGTTCGTGATGTCGGTCAAGTTGCCCATCTTGGCTTTGTCGAAAACGTCCTTTGCTTTCGCAATCATATCATCCGGCAATGCTTGTCCGCAATGTGGGCAAGTTGTTTCGCCGGAATACTCCTTGGCGTTCTCCTTGTGCCATGTTTCGCGCAACGTGTCTTGTTCTCCCTTGCACTTGTCGATGTCACGATGGATGCGGGCGATGTCAACTTGTATTGTGGCGCAATTGCGCTTGTTCGCGTCAAGTTGTGATTGCAACGTCTTGATTTCGTTGGCAATCTCGCGGCGTTGTGCGTTGGCTTCAAACGCGGCATCCTGTGCCTTTGTCTTTGCGTCAAACACTACTTGTTGCGCCTGTGTGGTCAACTCGTTCACGCGGGCTTGCTTTGCTTGTTCCGCTTCATATTGCTTGCGAATCGCCTTGTTCACATCTGCAATCGCGTTGTCGGTGTCGGCGATTTCCTTGTCAATGTCGGCAAGCTGGGATTCAAGGGCGGCGAAATCTTCCGGTTCGGGCATCATCTTGTGCGTTTGGTCAATACGCGGTTGAATCTGCTTCAATTCCTCGTTCAAGCGTTTCTTGCGCGCTGCCATTTCCTTTTTGTAGTCCGCAAGCGACTTGCCGGATATGGCATCCAACAACTTGACAAAATCGGGGTTGTCCGCGGCGATTTCTTCATCGGTCACACTTCCGGCAAGCTGGAATAATTGTTCACGCTGCAATTGCCACTTCATGCCGACAAAGAACGCCGGATTGGTTATCATCTTGAAAACGGATGAATCAACGATGGCTTGGATGCGCTTGTCATATTCGCCGACATTGACCGGGGTTTCGTTCCACCAACATTCCGTGTGGTTGCCCTTGTACACCTGTTCAACCTGTCCGCGTGGCTTTACCCAATCTTCAACGAAAGCGCGCTTCAAGGTGATTTCTTCACCATCCACGATGATGACACCCGTCACGCTGCATTCGCACTTGTGCAATTCTTCGCCGTTGACACGGGTTTTGATTTCGTAATCCTTGCGGTCGTGCGCGTCCTTGCCGAACAAAAGCCAAATGAACGCGTCAAAATGTCTTGACTTGCCAAGTCCGTTTCCGCCGGAAATGGTCGTGACATCCGGATTGAATGTCGTTGTCAGTTCCTGTTCACCTTTGAAATTGCAAAAGGTGATGGATTTCAATGTTACTTGTTTCATTGTT